GAGCGACGAGAAGTACTACATCATGAACCCATTCACTACTACTGCGCTGTCTTCAGCTCAGAACGGTTTGAATGCGGCTGATGGCCTTGTTCGTACAGCATGGGAAAAAGCACAAATCAGCCAATCTTTCGGTGGCATGATGGCGCTTACTTCTAACGCACTGCCTAGCTACACTTCAGGTTCTACTACTGATCGTGCTGGCGCTTTGGCTACTGCTCCTGACGCAACTTACGTCACAGCTAAAGACACTATGACTCAGGTTCTTTCTTTGAGCGGTCTGGGTACTGGTACTATCAAAGCTGGTGACATGGTAACTATCGCAGGCGTTAACCGTCTCAACGTAGCTACTCGTCAGCCTATGCTTGACGCAACTGGCGCTGTTGTTCCTTGGACAGGCACTGTACTCGCAGATGTGACTATCGCTGGCAACGCTGCGACTGTTACTGTTTCAGGTGCGGCTATCTACGAAGCTAACGGTCAGTACAACAACGTAGACGCTGCTCCTGCACAGGCTGCGGTTGTAACTATCCTTGGTGCTGCTTCAACTCTGTACCAGCCTAACCTCTTCTACACGAAGCAAGCGTTCGGCATGGGTACTGTTAAGCTACCTAAGCTCTACTCAACTGACACAATCGCTACTACAAGTGACGGTATGTCAATCCGAGTATCTAAGTACGCAGACGGTGACGCGAATACTCAAAAGATTCGTTTCGATTTGCTTCCGGCGTACGCCACGTTTAACCCCTTGTTTGCCGGAAAGGGCTTTGGGGTCTAGCGACTGACTGAGGAAGGGGGCTTCGGCCCCCTGATTCTTTATGGCAAAACCAAACAAAGGCAAAGCTAAGGTCAAAGTCACCAAGTCTGGTAAGAAGGTTTCTTACGGACAAGCTGGTAAAGCAAGCGATGGTGGGCCACGAGTACGCGCTGGTACAAAGAAGGGCGACTCATACTGTGCTAGGTCATTAGGTATTAAGAAGGGCTTACCTAAAGACAAGCAGAACGATCCTAATACGCCAAACAACCTAAGCCGCAAACGGTGGAAGTGCAAAGGCGCTAAATCAGCAAGGTATGAATAATGGCAACTGTTGCTCAAGTCGCAAAAGCATCGCTTCAGCGAATACTGGTACAAGCATCAGAGGCTCCTCTTGAGCCTGATGAGTATCAAGACTATATCTTCGCTCTAAATAATTACATGGCTCAGCTAGATGCTCAGGGCATTAGCTTGGGTTATACCGTGGTGGATAGCCTCGGTGATGAAGTCACAGTCCCTACTGGTGCGTTACGAGGCATAATCGCTAACATGGCGATTGAAGTCGCACCTGACTATGGAGGCGTGGTTTCAGAGGGTCTAGCTCTGGCAGCGCGTCAGGGTATGCAGACCATGAGGACAATAGGTCAGCGTATCAGGGCCAGTAAACTGCCTGCTACGTTACCAATAGGCTCTGGCAATGAAAACGAGTCCTACGGATTAAGCGGACACTTCTACCCAGATCAAGAAGCAGAGATACTCGCCGAGACTACAGGCGCAATAGGTTTGGAGGTCAATACCAATGGCGGGTAATGCACAAGGTCGCAAGAAGAGTGAATTCGTCCAACAAGGTACGGTTCTAGCTAATAGCTATTTAGACTACGTTGTAAACGGTACTAACTACAAGATCAGCTATGACAACTTCGTAGCTAACCTTGGTGTGACTGGTTCTATCGTTCAGACCGGATCGGTAACTGGGTCGCCTGTGCTTGATGTTGATGGGTCTGTTAATAAGATCAGAAACATTGAAAGCGGCTCTGGTGTTAATGCGAATGTCTCAGCAGAGAATGGCATTAAACTTTCTCACAACTTCACCGCTAGTGCAGATGGTCTGCCGATCCTGTTAAACACAACCGCAGCATCTCCCACAATTGCAAGCATTGTCGCTGGCTCAGGTATTAGCATTGCCACGGTTAATAGTAGTGGCATTGAGATAACGTCTATCGCTGACCAGATATACGGTCAGGTGACCATGCAAGGTAACGCAACTGCAACAACTATTGCTACGCAAGGCACTCCTGTGAAGGTGGCTGGAACATGG